ATCGGCTTTTGAGGAAAAAAAATATGGCAACACAAGAAGAAATTCTATCAAAAGCCGATGAGGTAACAACGAGCGTTGTAGGTAACGATTCAGGTGGTTTGATGAAACCAGCTCAGTCTAACCGATTCCTTGACTTTGTTATTGATCAGTCGGTTCTTATGCAGAACGCAAGAGTCGTTCGTATGCGTACACCACAAATGGAAATTGACAAGGTTTCCGTTGGAACCCGTTTGCTTGCAAAAGCAACAGAAGCAAGTGATACTGGTGCAAATGCAGCAGTTACGTTTGCAAAAGTCTCTTTGAGCACAGTTAAGCTTCGTCTTGACTGGGCAGTGAGCACAGAGTCCCTTGAGGACAACATTGAAGGTGCATCACTTGAGGATCACATCGCACAGGTTATGGCTCGTCAGACAGCCAATGACATGGATGATTTGTTCATCAATGGTAACACTTCTTCAAACAATGGTCTCTTGAAGGCTCTTGACGGTTTTGTTAAGCTTGCAAAGGCTTCAGGTCGTGTAGTTGACGAGGCTGGTAATAACGTCTCTAGAGCAACTTATGACAGACTTCTTCGCAACATGCCAAGCAAGTACCTGCAGCGCAGAAATGAACTAGCGTTCTTTTCTGGTTCAGGAAACGTACAAGACACAATTTTCAGTTTAGGTAACCCAAACTCCGCAACTGCTGCAACAGCAGGCGCACCTTCACCAGGTTCGTTGGTTGGAGACATGGCGTTCTTGCAAGGCAATATGCGTGGTAATGGTGGTGCTGGTTCAACCGGTGTTTCACCATTCGGTATTCCGCTTATTGAAGTTCCTTTAATGCCAGAAACTGTTTCGGGTGACTACTCGGGAGCATCTGGTAACCACGGTCATATTGACTTGACCTTCCCACAGAACAGAGTTATCGGTATCCACCGTGACATCACTGTGTATCGTCAGTTCAAGCCAAAGACCGACACAATTGAGTACACTCAATTCATGAGAGTTGCAAGCAACATTGAAAATGCTGATTCATATGTAATCGGTAAAAACGTCAAATTGCGTACATTGTAATTTAACTTAAAACTAAATGTGTGATGGGGAGGTGAAATACCCTCCCCATTTCGCATTATTTGCATAAATGTGATAATCTATTAATCATGAGTGAAAATATTATTACAACAGAATCTTTGGATGTTGCCAAAAAAGCATCAACGAAAAAAACTCCGGCAAAAGCAAAAGTTAGCAATGAAGCTGATAATGTGGTCGTTGAGGAAATCGTTAAGACACCAAAAGTTAAGAAATCAACAAAAAGTATTACTGTTATTGTTTTTGAGAGCGGGGCTAGTTATACATCAGACGGACTCAATTTTACAAGACAAGATTATATCCAGGAAGTAACTGAAGAACAGTTTGAAAGACTAATCTCTCTTGACAACTTCAGAAGACCTACGGATGATGAAGTCCAGGAATACTTGGCTTCCAAGGAGGATTAATAAATGGCTGGAAATCTCAGCAATTATTTGGAGAACAAAGTTCTAGATCATTTTCTAGGGACAACGGCATACACTATGCCAACCACTGTTTATATTGCGCTCTATACAGCAGCACCGAATGATGCAGGTGGTGGAACTGAAGCAACAGGTGGTTCTTATGCTCGTCAAGCAGCGACATTCTCAGCAGCATCAGGTGGTGCAACCTCTAATGCAACAAATGTTGACTTTGCATCAATGCCAGCTGCGACAATTGTTGCAATTGGCGTTCACGATGCAATTACTTCTGGTAACTTGCTGGTTTGGGGAACATTGAGTTCAAACAAGGCATTGGATGCAGGCGATACATTGAGAATTGCCACTGGCGATCTTGATATCAGCATTGACTAATAGGAGGCAATTTTGTTAAGGAGAGAATTTTCTGGAGCAGTTGTTAAAACTCTATTGGCAGCAAATGCAAACTCATCTACTACTACAATTACTTTAGTGGATGGAAGTACTTTTCCAACAGGGGCTTCAAATCCTTTTGTTGTTGTAATAAATCGCACAGGTGTTAATGAAGAAAAAGTCCTTGTTGGATCACGTTCAACTAACACCCTCACTGTCCTTCAGAGGGGTTATGATGGTACAATTGCTCAGTCACATCTTTCGGGTATTGAAGTAGATCATGTACTTGATGCTTCAACACTGCAAGATATGAATAATACAACTTATGATAATGAAATAAATATATGGATGGCGGTATAAAATGGCTGGATTAACACCAAAACTTCTCTACATTGGATCAGGAACTGCATCCAACGTGTACACTGCAAGCACTACTGCAAATGCTTACACGATTATTAAAAATATTAACATCTGTAATACAGATACTGCGAATACAGTTTGCTCGCTACACTTGCTAACAAGCGGTCAAAGCGCTGGTGCAAACAATAAGATTTTAAGCAATATTGCAGTTCTTGGCAATAATGTTACTTACTATAATACTGCAATTGTAATGCCAGCAAACAGTGCTTTGTATTTAACACAGGCTGGATCAAATGCAACTGTAGCGATTAGTGGAGTGGAATATACACCGTAATGCCTCTTCAGTCAGTAGTCAACCCAAACTTAGATAACCTGAATCAAGCGCTCAGTACTACGTCTGACCCTACTTTTAATACAGTTAGTGTCTCTGGCAGCCCCGTGTCGTCACTGCAGGTTGCAACAAAAGCTTACGTTGACAATATTGCTGCTGGGATCAACTTCCATCAGCCAGTAGTCGCTGCAACATCAGGAAACCTTGATGGAACATACAATAACGGTACCGATGGTGTCGGGGCTACGATCACAAAAGCATCCAATGGGTCAATTGGAACAATTGATGGAGCAACAGTTGTTGTTAATGATCGCATTCTTTTGCGGGCACAAACTGACAATAAACAAAACGGGATTTATACAATAACTGCTGTAGGAAGCGTTAGTGCTCCTTGGGTCGTTACAAGAGCAACTGATGCTGATAATAACCCTACTGGAGAGATGGCTACAGGCGACCTTTGCTTCGTCACTTCGGGAAGCACGAACAAAGGTTATGCTTTTGTAAACAATTCAACAGCAAATCCTATTGTGATTGGCACAGATGCCATCACATACGCCACATTTAGCGCAGCAGAGTCTTTGACCGCTGGAGATGGTCTTGTAAAAACCGGGGTTACTCTTGATGTAGCAACAGCCTCAAATACAAGAATTGTCATCAATGCTGACAGTATTGATCTTGCCAACGTCGCTAGAAGCAACAGTAATGGCAGTATTGGCAATACATTTATTCAATCCTTTACATCAGACTCTTATGGTCGTGTAACTGGATCAGTCCTTGCCTCTGTTGCTTCGGCAAGAGACACTGAAATTAGATTATTGATGGAGGTTATTTAATGGCTATTACAGCAAAAAGATTGTCTGGACCAGCGCAACTGTCAAACACATTTGTTGCTCAATACACGGTTCCACAAAGCACAACTACAATCATAAAACAAATCATTCTAACAAATATTACCGCAACAGCAAAAACGGCTACTGTTCGTTTGAAGCCACTTAATGTGGCTGAAGCGAACACTCATGATATTTTAAGCAATATCACTCTTGCTGCCAACGAAACGGTAACTTTTGCTTGCTCACTTGTTTTAAGAAATGATGGTGGTGCAGCAAGTAATACTACAAGCGATGTACTTGTTGCATTCGCAAACGCAAATACTTCGGTTAACTTAACAGTTGTCGGTATAGAGGAAACATAATGGCAGGCGTAGTACGCTTTCCTGCAACAAATACCCTTGCTGCATATATAGACTCTGCTGACCCCATTTACGGAACGGGGAGCGATGGAACACAAGTCCTTGATGGAACAACGACTGTTTTAGGAATGGCTCCATCATCAAGCTCGTATTCAATGACGAGCGATTTGTATTTCCACAACCTGACTATTAACAGCAACGTGATTCTTGCACCAAATGGGTACAGGATATTCGTAAAGAATTCTTTGATTCTTGAAAGTAATGCAACCATTGGCTTTTCAACAGGCTTTGCCTCAAATGGATCAATAGCCCAAGGTGGTGCTGCAAACACTGCAGTTACTCACAGTTTGGGAGGGTCTGCAACAGGATTTGCAGCCACTGTCCCTACAGCAGCAACTGGCGGAGCGAATTATTATAAACATCCAAGATTTGCAGTAGAGGGTTATTCCGTTACTGCATCTGGTATAACTATGCTTCGTGGCGGTGCTGGCGGAAGCGGTCAAGCAGGCGGAGGAGTAATCATACTCTCTTCTAGATACATAACTGGTCCAGATTCAGGAACTGCCTTTATAAAAGCACCAGGGACTGCTCCAGCGGGCGGAGGAGTGATTCTGATCATATCATCAGCTGCTTCTCTTCCTGGTTCTATTACAACCAATGTTGCAGGGCAGAACGTCGGTACTGTAAACTATATGCAGTTGGTATAAAATGGCACAAGTAGCAGGAGAAGTATATTCGGTCGGTGACATAGGACCAGCAGGTGGAGTTGTATTCATAACCCCAAGTACTTCTGGTAATACTACTGGTTATTATTTTGAAGTTGCTCCATCCTCCTTTGTAGCCTCAAGAACGTGGGCGCAATCAACCCCCACAAATTATCAGTCAACTGCGGTAACTGGTGCTGATGGAACAGCGATTGGTACGGGGTACCAGAATACGCTTGATATTATTGCCCAAGGCAACTCAACATCAACAACAAGTGCTGCAGCATATTGTAGATCGTTAACAATAAAAAATTATAACGACTGGTTTTTGCCATCAAAAGACGAATTAAATCAAATTTTTTTGAACAAAATAGTTGTTGGACTTGATCCAACAATAGCTTTTTGGTCATCCTCTGAGTTGAATTCTGGTGTGGCATATTACCATTATATTGACGGAGCAGGAACAGTTGGTACTACAGTTAAATCTGCGAGTACAAGAGTTTCCCCTGTTCGGATGTTTTCTGCAGGAGTAAATAAGTATCCAGAAACTTCTGAGATCGTAAGATACGGCAGTCCATTGCCAACGCAACGGATTGGTAATGACGATGTTTATGGAACCGGTCTTGATGGTAATGTGGTCATTGCAACAGACACCACCCTTACTTCTGATATGTATTATCAAAATCTAACGGTCAACTCTGGTGTTATTTTAAAAACAAACGGATTCCGTATTTTTGTAAAAGAGACTTTGACACTTAATGGGTTGATTGGGAGTGGAACAGCTGCTGGAGCAGAACCAGTTGCGTCTGTCTCTACAGGGACCGTCTCTGGGACATCTGCATCAACAACATTAACTTACTCTGTTGGGGGAAAAGGCGCAGGTGCAACCGAATCTTTCGCAACACAACTTCCCGCATCATACAGAACCAGAATTGACACTCTTATATCTGGGGCTGTCGTTGACGCTTCTGGGACTGTCTATCCAATATCTGGCGGTTCAGCGGGAACCTCTGGCGCAGCAGGAGCAACCACTCCAGCGTACACAAACTCTGACACATGGACTGGCAAAGCAGGAACGACAAATCCTGGTGGTGCGGGAACCAATGGTGCATATTCACCAAATGCTTCAACTGTTAACGCTCCAGGTGGGAAAGGTAATACTGGATACACAAGTACAGTTGTTGCTGGATCAGCAACGGGTGCTACTGCTGGTGTTGGCGGAGCAGGTGGTACTGGCGGATTAGGTGGTGCAGTTGTTCTTGTTGTTGCAAAGAACATTACAGGAACCGGAACTGGTAAAATAATTTCAAGAGGAATGAGTGGGGCTACTGGAGCAACTGGTGCAACAGGGAGTCCAGGGACTGCTGGATCAGCAGCAAATGGTCCTGGGGCGACTGCTTATTCTAGCATTACTCAAAGAGGAACTTCCGGGGTTGACTTAGTTGATGGTCACCAAGCACCAACAATGCGTCATACATTGAACCCTCATCACTCAACTAATCCGCACCATACGACAAACCCTCATCACACCACGAACCCCCATCACACCTTCCATTCTCCTGCGCACCATTCTCACTATAATTACTTTTATAATTTGCATTCTAATTCAAATAACGTAGCACCACTTGGCGGTAGGTTCCATGCCGGACATCATCATAATGCCCATGATTTTGGTCATGGCAATAATGCTCATTATTACCACTCCACAAGTCGTCATTCAATATCGCATGTTTCCCCATCGCAAACCAGTGTTGGGCATCCATCATCTTATGCTCATCATCAAGACAACGGTTATGCCGGTACTCTCAAGCCTGGTGGAGTTAACTACGCTCCCCCATCATTTTCACTCGGATATCAAAACCATTCCCCGAGGTGGAGCGAACCCCCTACCAGCTCGCATCATACCGTTAATGGTGGTCATCATACCGTTAACGGTGGTCATCACAGTGTTAACGGGGGGCATCATAACGTAGATTACGCTGGAGGCGCTGGAGGCTCTGGTGGAACAGCAGGAACACCAGGAACAGCTGCTCCAGCCGTTACTGGAGCAAACGGCGAAAGAGGTGGTGTTGGTGGAGGTGGAGGGATAATTGTTGTTACTGAAAATACCCCATCAGGGATTGGTTACGACGTTTTTTCTGGGCAAACCGCTGGCTCTGTTTCTTTCACTGCATCACCTGGTTATACATACATAGTTCTTAACAAATAAGATTAGATGATTTGACATAGCATGCAGTTATTGATAAACTTACATAGCAAGTAGGAGATTTTATGGAACTTGAAACCTTAACAACAGAAGTAAAAATTATGGCTCTTGAGTCAACAGTTTCCCAACTGGAAACAGATATCTATCGTTGCTGCATTCTTCTTGGTCTTGATCCTGCAACCATTGATCCAACAACGTATTCTTACGAAACACCCGTTGTCCGGCACGAGAGTGTCACGATCCGTCAATCATTGGACTCACTTATTTCTGTAAAAAACGAATTGCAACTATTGAAAGCCGTTTAATAGAAAGGTTCTTGTGAAAAGAGTTATATATGCTCCAACCAAGGGGGATCTTCTTCGTGCCGATTCTCTTGCTAGGGAATTGAACTTACCAATTCAAGTAGGAGATTCAATTAGCACCAGTGAAATGGATTTTGATAGAAAAGAACTCCAAGTCTTGATGATTCCAAATTTGAAAATCGCAGATATCCCTAATAATATTTATTCACAAATAACATTTAATTGTAAATTCACTAATGACTGGATAAATTTCTTAGAAGCGGATTCTTTTATTACCATAGAAGACAAAAAAAGTAAGTACACTTTTCCTCCTAGGCTCAAAGAAATTCATTTTTTAAAATTTGCACCAAAAGTTTCGGATCCAGGAGTTTATCTATTATCATTGACTGTTGATGAAGAATTGTGTTTTGAAAGTGATATAATTGTTTTATGAAAAAATATGAAAGTATGGAGAATCCAATTGTCGGTATTTCCAT